AAAGAGCACATAAATAATCAAGAAGTTATCTTTAGACCTAACTCTGGTCCACAGACAGAATTTCTTGCATCCTCTGAGAGAGAGGTATTTTATGGTGGTGCAAGAGGCGGTGGTAAATCATATGCGATGCTAGTAGATCCGCTTCGTTATTGTTCGAAAGCAAATCACAGGGCACTGTTAGTAAGGAGGACAATGCCAGAGTTGAGAGACCTGATACAGAAGTCTCAGTTATTATACTCGAAAGCATTTCCTGGTGCAAAATGGAGAGAACAAGAAAAAGAGTGGCGATTCCCTTCGGGGGCAAAGATAGAGTTTGGTTACGCAGAAAACATGACGGATGCGTTAAGATACCAAGGTCAATCTTACACGTGGATAGGAATAGACGAACTTCCACAATATCCTTCGCCAGATATATATAATTTTTTAAGATCTTCTTTAAGATCCGTTGATAAGGACATACCTGTCTATATGAGAGCAACAGGTAATCCAGGTAACGTAGGATCACAATGGGTGCGAGAGATGTTCGTAGAACCTAGTGAACCAAATACTGCGTTTGATGTGGGGATAGATACGCCTAATGGTAAGAAGTATATTACCAGAAGATTTATTCCAGCAAAACTACAGGATAATCCTTATCTGATGCAGACAGATGATTACTATATCATGTTGGCATCTTTACCAGAAGTACAGCGTAAACAGTTCTTAGATGGAGATTGGGATGCTTATGAGGATTCAGCTTTTCCAGAATTTAGTAAAGCAACCCATGTGGTCGAACCTTTCGAGATACCTAGAGGCTGGTATAAGTTTCGTGCTGCTGACTGGGGTTATTCTTCTCCTGCTTGTGTTCTATGGTTCGCTATTGATTATAATAACAATATATGGATTTATAGAGAATTATATACCAAAAAAGTTACGGCAGATGTTTTCGCAAGACAAGTATTGAGTTTAGAAAGAGATGAGTATATCCATTATGGTGTATTAGATGTTAGCACATGGGCAAAAAGAGGTGATGTAGGTCCGAGTATTGCAGAGACAATGATACAGAATGGATGCAGATGGAGACCATCAGATAGATCACCCAAGAGTAGAATTAATGGTAAGTTAGAGGTTCACAAGAGATTAAAACTAAATGATAAGGAACCAGGTATAAGAATATTTTCTACCTGTAGAAATCTAATCAGAACACTATCAACATTACCAACAGACGATAAGAACCCCGAAGATGTAGATACTAATGCAGAGGATCACGCATACGATGCATTAAGATATGGATGTATGAGTAGACCAACTCATCCTAGATTTGGAAATAGATTTAACTCATCACTACAGAATACATTCGAAGTATCAGATAACAAGTTTGGATATTAATGCCACTAAATAAAAAAGGTAAAAAAATTAAAAAATCTATGGTAAAACAATACGGCAAGAAAAAAGGTGAAGCCGTGTTTTATGCTATGGAAAATTCTGGTAAATTAAAAGGTGTCAAAAAGAAAACTTCCAGAAGTAAATAAAAAAATTTTCCCATACGATTTAGTGATCGCCTGGTGGGAGGATATCGTGGCTGATTCTGTTTGGGTTGATATACCCGATATAAAAAAATCAACTACAGCAATCTGTTGTACAGTTGGTTGGCTTATGAGAAATGATGAAAAGGTTACAATTCTTATGTCTGATTTTAATTTTGAATCAAACGGAGAAATAAAACAAGGTGGTGGTCATTCAACTATACCAACTAAAAATATATTAAAGATTAAAAAAATAAAAATATAACAGGAGATAACATGGAAACAAAATTTGATCCAAAGGCTAAAGTTAAGCAAGGTCAATTTAGTGATGGACCTGATGGGAAAAACCCAAACAGGGAACATACTAATATTGATTTTTCTAAACATGCACCTAGAAAGTATCAACCATTTGAGTATGACGTAAGTCAACCAAGTGAGCCAGGCTCTAAGCATGTAGATGATGCTGTATTTAGAATGGCTGATGAAAAGGATTACTAATGGAAGAAAATAATTTAGGACCTAATAGTAACTTTATACCTAAGATTTTTGCTGGTGCTAATGATAAAAATAATAAAACACCCAAAGATATTAAAGATAAAGATCTACGAGAAGCTGCAGAAAAAAAAGAAGATAAGGCTGTAAAACAGAAACCTAAGAATGGTATGAATTACGGAATGAGTCAAACTAAAGCTACACCTAAATTTACGATGAATACTATATTTCAGAAAGGCAAAGATAAAGTCTACGGAGCAGTAGATTTATTAAAAAGTAAAATAGATTAAGGAGGACAACAATCATGATGAAAAGATACATGCAAGGAGAACTAGCACCTGATGCACCTAAGAGACCAAATGATCCAATGGCTATAGATCCTAACTCAAAAGTTAAGCAAGGAGATATGACTGGTGATGGTAATGATAAGAAAGGTAAATCAAAGTCAAAAGTAGATCCAGCAATCTTTAGAATGGCTGAAGAAAGAGATTACTAATGGCTCATGAAACTAATATAACTAAAAGTTATAAAGTTAATGGGAAAACAATGTTTTATAATACGCCTGACCCAAAGCATAAAACACCTGATATGAGTTTAGATTCTGATTATGGTAAACAATATAAAACAGAAGAAGATGCAGTTAAAGGTGCTAAAGCTATCTCTAAAAGAGGTGGTAAAAAATACGGACAAATTGATTTATTAAAATAATGCAAGAAGAAGAAAAGAAAGCTACCGATGAGGTCAGTGAGTCATCTCCTATTGTCGGACATATAAGAGAGAAGTTCTATCAATCAGAGAACTCTAGATTATATGATGAGAAGAGATGGTTACAGGCTTATAGAAACTATAGAGGACTATATGGTCCAGAAATGGTTTTTAGATCTAATGAGAAATCAAGAGTATTTGTTAAGATAACAAAGACTAAAGTATTAGCAGCTTTCGGTCAGTTGATAGAAGTATTATTCTCTAGTGGTAAGTTTCCATTAGGTATTAATCCTACACAGGTTCCAGAAGAGATACCTGAGTATGCACATTTAAAACCTAAGAAACCAGAACCACAACAGGAACAAATACAGGATCCATATGGATTCAAAGGTGATGGTAGAGAGATACCACCTGGTGCTACAGCTGATATGCTGATGAAAAATCTAGCACAAGAGTTTGAGAATGTTGGTTTCGATGAGGGTCCTGCTAATCAGGGTGAACCACAGATACAACCAGCAGATATAGCTGCGAGACATCTAGAAAAATTATTACACGATCAATTAGAAGAGTCTAGTGCTATAACAGTTCTAAGACACGTATTCTTCGAGATGTGTTTATTAGGAACTGGAATATTAAAAGGTCCATTTAGTTTTGATCATACTTATCACGCATTTGATACTGGTGAAGATGCAAATGGTAATATGATAAATGTACATGTTAAAAAAATTAAAACAGTTCCAAAAGTAGAAGCAGTATCATGTTGGGATTTCTATGCAGATCCAAATGCTACTAATATAAATGATTGTGATTATGTAATACAGAGACATTCACTAAATAGACAGCAGTTTTCTGATCTAAGAAAGATGCCATACTTTAATGAGGAAGCTATTGATATGTGTCTAGAAGAAGGACCAAACTATCAAGTTAGAGGTTATGAATCTTCCTTATACAACAGAGAAACTGTAGAAACTATTTATAAGAATAGATTTGAGGTATTAGAGTATTGGGGTGTCATATCAAAAGATATGGCAGAAGAGTGTGGTATAGAGAGTGATAAGAGTGTAATTAGTGTTAATGCATGGATATGTGGTGGTAAGGTATTAAGAATGGTAGAGAACCCATTCGAACCTACTAGACTACCATTTATGGTATGCCCGTATGAACTAAATCCATATCAGTTCTTTGGTATTGGTGTTCCAGAAAATATGGAAGACTCACAACAGATTATGAATGGTCATGCAAGAATGGCTATTGATAATCTAGCATTGTCAGGTAATCTAGTATTTGATGTTGATGAAACACAACTAGTGCCTGGTCAAGATATGAAAATTTTTCCTGGTAAGATATTTAGAAGACAGAGTGGACAACCAGGAACATCTATAAATGCTATCAAGTTTCCTAATAGTACACAGGAAAATATGATGATGTTTGATAGATTTAGACAGTTAGCAGATGAGGCAACTGGTATACCATCATACTCACATGGTACAACAGGTGTACAATCTACTACTAGAACTGCAGCAGGTATGTCAATGTTGATGGGTGCTGCAGCACTAAGCATTAAAACTGTAATTAAGAATGTAGATGATTACTTATTAAAACCCTTAGGTGAAAACTTGTTTCATTGGAACATGCAATTTAATGCAGATATTCCTATTATCAAAGGTGATCTTGAGATAAAAGCAAGGGGCACATCTTCACTGATGCAGAAAGAAGTAAGATCACAAAGACTTATGACATTCATGCAAACAGCTGCTAATCCAGCATTAGCACCTTTTGTTAGATGGCATACATGTTTAAAAGAAATAGCAAAAGCATTAGATATCGATCCAGATCAACTAATTAATGATCCAGAGAAAGCAGCTATCTATGCACAAATAATGGGAATGGTAAATGGAAATCAAAATAATACAACCCCTGCTGGAGAACAAAACCCTATGGAGACAGTTGGAAAAGTACCTCCAGGGGCTTCAATCACAGATCCAACAGGAAATGGAGGTGGCAACATCGGAGTCGGCAATATTCCGATGCCAGGGGAAGCTGGTTTTGCTTCGCCAAATATTAAGTCTCCCAACAGCAAACAAACGCAGTAAAGAAGGTGACTAGTGGCAATACAATACTCTATATCATATGATGATAAAGGTAATCCTTCGTTAGTAAAAAATACTATAGAGGGATCTAGACCAGTTGTTAAAACATCATTTAATATAGGGGAGTATAAACCAGTTAGAACTATACAGACTGATTTTGATTTTGATAATATAACTGAACAAAATGCTGAAACAGTATATCAGAGTTTACAGAAATATATTTATCAAACAGAGACTAATAGTGATGATTCACCAAAACAACAAAGTGAACAAGATAAATTTTTAAAACAGAGTTTCGAAGCTGCAGCAGCTAGAGATGATGAGGGTAAAGTTATAGGTGGCTCAACATTTAAGGAAAAAATTAAAATGGCTGCTGTAGATACTTACATAGATTCAAAATTAAATCCTATCAAATCTACGATTATAGGTCAGATACCAGTTGTAGGAACAATACATAAAGCACTAACTCATGCTGGTTCTCAATATGTAGATCCTTATTATGATCCAGTTGATGATTATTATTATAGCACTGGATTTGGTATGTATGATGAGAGTAGAAAGGCACAAGCAGCTAGAGATGATAGATTAACAAGTTCAGGTGGTGTTAAAATAGATAATGCATATACATATGGTAGTGACTATCAAGGTAGTGATACACCATCTAAAGTTGTAGAGCAAATGAATCAAGCAGCAGCTAAAGCAGCTATGACATCAAACGCAGCATACACTGGAGGTGGTGCTGATAGAGATCAAGAAGATAGATCACCAGGATCTACAGGTAGAGGTGGATCAGATGAAATGGGGAGTTTTTAATGGCAGTAGATTATAGAGGACAACCAATAACACAACAGACAGCATTTACCACAACTGGTTTGATGAATAGGAAACCTGAACCTATAAAACCTTTAAGAATGCAATCTGTTAGAAAACCAGAACCTAAAGTAGTACAGAAAAATCTACCAGAAGAGAGATTACCACAGATTAATTTAGAGAATTTAAGAGATGATGATAAACGAATTTTAAATATTCATTTAACACCATCTCTTAAAAATGTATTCAACAGGATATTTGGACAGGATATTTTTCCTGAGTTTGGATTAAGTGAGAACACAGTAAGTATCCCAAAAAGTATTGTTGTTGATAGATTTGGATCATTAGAAAATTTTCAAAAAATGATTCGAAGAGATGATAACAACGTGCCACCTAGTCAAGGTATAATGACTAGCCCACAAACTAATAAAACAGTTTAGAGCTACCCTTATCCATAAGGCACTCAACCCAATAGGTAAAAATAATGGAACAAGAAAAAGAAAAAGTTTCTGAAGAAGCTAAAATTAAAATGCCAACAGCTAACCCTTATAAAAAAGATAGGGGTGAAGATGATGCGGAGACCGAAGCATTTGCTAAAGGTGAATTAACTAAGTTTCAAAGGGAACAAAGAGATAAAGCAGAAACAGCAACCGAACAGAAGGACACCGATACATCTGAAGAGACTGCAGAAAAATCAGATCAAGAGGCTACTCCTATCGCTGAACGCCCTGTGAAAGCTGAAGATCGTGCTTTTAAGAAACGTTATGACGATTTGAAAAAGCACTATGATTCTACTATTAATAAACACAAGGAAGAAGTTCATTCTTTGCGTACACAATTAGAGTCAAGCACAAAACAATTTGTAGCCCCTAAATCAAAAGAAGAATTAGAGGCATGGAGAAAAGAGTACCCTGATGTTTATGATATGGTTGAAACCATAGCAATGAACAAAGCTACTACTCAATCTGCAGAACTTGAAAGTAAATTTAAAAACTTACAGGTCCAACAAGAACAAATTAAAAAAGAAAAAGCTGAGGTAGAACTTTTAAAAATTCATCCTGATTTTAATGAGATTCGTGAGAAAGAAGAGTTTCATCAATGGGCTGAAAAACAAGATCCTACTATTCAAGGTTGGTTGTATGAGAATACATCTAACGCTAAGTTAGCTGCTAGGGCTATCGATCTATATAAAATGGATGTTGGTCAAAGTAAACTAACTAAGAAAGAAGAGAAGGATGTTAAGAAAGAAGCTGCTAAGGCAATTTCTAAAACTAGAAAAGCTGTAGATTCTGATGCACCAAAGAAAAAAATTTGGACAACAAGTGAGATTTCTAAACTGAAACCTCATGAGTTTGAAAAATTTGAAAAGGATATTGACCTTGCTCGTTTAGAAGGTAGAATTGAACAACGATAACAATCTAACTAAACAATAACAAGGAGAAGCATTATGGCTTTTACAAATGCTAGTGGATATAATAACCTTTCGCAAGGTAATTTTACTCCACAGATCTTTAGTCAGAAGGTTCAAAAGTTCTTCAGAAGAGCATCAGTGGTTGAGGATAT